GCGGTTGGGCTAGTGATCATAAGCTTACCTCCACCTCCTTGTACTGGGAATTCTTCCTAGTAGACGCATCGTTCTCGCCCTTCGTCTGTTTCAGGCCACAGGCCAAGGTACGGAATGCGTCAGCCCCGTGGGAAGCAGCATCGTGAACAGGCGTTTTCTTGAACACATTCTTGGCACTATCAAATTCTTTGTGATAACTTTTCATGTGCTCAAGGCCCATGTGACAGGTGTCCTCTGCAAACCAGCAGGTCGGCAGGACCTGGCGCACCGCTTCGATCCCGTCCTGCACATTCATCCGCTTCACCTTAGTAAACCTGAGACCAAGCTTCCGCGCAGTCTCTAACCGGGAACGCCCCGTGCCCATCTCACGCACAGCAATATCGTGCGGCGCGTAATGCTTCCCGTAGCTTGCATCGTTCAAGACGGCCCAGCGGTCCAGCTCACGCGCATAGTACGGCAAGCCCTCCCCCGAGTTCTCCAGGTAGTTCACGATTCGCAGCTCCCTCCCGAACATCTGGAAGAACCACACACTGGTACTATCATCCATACCTAAATCCCACGCCGTATGCACAGGCAGAGAGGGCTCCACTGGAATATTTGGGACGATCTGCTTCTTGGCGTACAGCCTCGACATGATCGGGCCATAGTAAGCACCTTCGATGGGCGTATGAAACGAGCACATGAACTCCGACTGGAACCTTGCTTCATTGTTCCCCTCTTTCCGTGCCGTGCGCAAATCCTCTGGGCTAATAGCCTTTGTGTCCAATGCTCCAAGGTGACTGGCAAACCAGTTCTTGTCCGCCTGTGCACGCAGCAACATATCGTAGAAATGGTTCTGTCCACGGGGCGTGCCATTCATCAGCATCCAGCCTCCGTTCTCTGCAAGGATCGGGTTCGTAAGGACCCATGCCTGGGGATCACTCAGACTGAACTCGGAAAACACAATACCCACAGGATTGATACCTACCAACTTATCGGGATTGTCCGCCCCGAGCAGCTGGATGATGGACCCATTGCTGAGTGTCAGGCTCATCTCCTGCTCGCTCTTACGCACAACCAGCTCCCGGGGAATGAAGTCAATGAACTTACGCCCATCCCCATCCTGTCCCTGCCAGATGATTCGCCTGATCTGATTATTGAATGGACCAATGTACAGGTACAGTCCCTTGCGCTGCGTGGCCTTGATCGCCATGATGTTGATGGACGTCAGGTCCTTTCCCGCTCTTCGATGCCACGCAATCACAGCCCGTAGGCCGCGCTTGTCCTGGCACATGTATTTGGTAAAGGGTAATTGGTACGGACGTGGGACCCATCCTTGGGCGGGGATCTGTACGTTCATTTCAACAATATTAGGATAAACATGATGGAGGATGTGATGCATGACAGGACCAGTGCAATATCCGCCCACTGGAACAATGGACTTCGTGGGTCCTTGGTCCAGCGGTACCAGATGCGGTAGGGTCTAATTCTCATCTTCCAACTCCTCCTCTACCACTGCATCAATGACCAACTGGGCCGTCTTCTCCTTCTCGCGCTGGGCGATCTGCTCAGGGCTCAGGAACTCATCAAATTCAGAGTCCTCTGGAACATCTAGGGCATCAGCGGCTTTCAACTGCTTCTGGCTCGTGTTGGCAAAATCTACCACGTTGATCGTCAGGCTGCTGGATACATCCGCCTGAATATCGATGCTCTTGGGCTTGGGCGCCTGATACTCTAAGAGCTTCAAGAGAAGGTCCCGGCGCTCCTTGGCAGGCAGGGCCTTGGCCCCTGACTTCACCTTCGCCATATCCAACAGCTCCTTGAGCGGATTGAGCCCTGAATCACAGATCATCCCTAGGACAATCTTCCGCTGGGCCGCAGGTGTCGGGGCTTTAGACATCGCGTCCAGCAGCTCCTGTGTTTTATTTTTAGCTATAGTCAATTGAGTTTTCTGTGTTCGGACTTTGTCCTTAATCGCGGCTAATTCCGCCTCTGCCTTTGGTATTTGTTTTTTCACAGTTCTTTGATAATTCTCCCTTTTCTTTTTAGCCTTCTTCTTTGCCCATGACGCCCGGTTCGGCTGATTGAACCGCTTATCCTTAAACGGATCTACTCTAGGGCCGCCCATTTTTACACCTCCATTCCCTCATGTACGCATTACGCCTCTCCCGAATCACAGAATCACCCCTGTACCGCTTCTGCGCATTAATCTGTATCCCCTGATCCTGCTGTGTACGCACGGCATACTGTTCCGGGGTCATCCAATACTCCCCGTTCTTTGAACTAGCCTGATATCGGTAGAACACCATCCCATTCTCTCCCACATCCCCCCGCTTTCGCTTCTTACCCATACCCACACGGTGTTCACATATCTCAGGAGGTCAAGGAAAAAACATTATTACAGGAATATTCCCAGAACTAGGGGGTATCCCCTATGTAATTTCGTTTGCCGTCCATTTGTACCAGTACCCGTCCACTTTTTTTCGAGTACTGGACGTTGTCCGTATTAAGGCTTTTAAAGGCTTTAGAGTGTTTTGGGCCAAAAGTCCATTTTTTGGCCGACTATTTTATTTTTAAAAAAAGTCCGAGAAAAGTGGTACAATTGGACAAAGTCCTTCTTGTCCCTTTAACAGTATAGTGTTGATAACGTCCAGGCCGTTTAAAAAAGTGGACGAGTACTGGTACAAATGGACGGAAAGTGTAAAACAGTGGGGTATATCCCCTAGTTTTTCTCTAAGTTATATAGCCCAGTATCATGAAAACTAGGAGACGCTGTGACTTATGCGCCCGGGAGGGGCCAGAATACACTGCTCCATTGGACCATTGTAGCAAATGTTTATATGGTAGAATTGAAAAATTGGATGACCGGGAAGGGTCCCCTACCTTCTGCCAGGAAGCAACTTCCCCCATGGCCCCCCTTGTTCATCACACACTGTAGCCCTGGCCCAGTGGTCCCCTGCCCCATGGACCAGTCGCCCCACGGCACAGCCTGCCCTGTATGTATAGTGCTGTGATCCATGCTCCACTGATGCAAGGCACCGCAGCCTACCAGCTCGCTTAGGCTCACTGGCCCATTGGGCGGGCCTAGCCCCCGCCCTGCCCGCCCACTGGACCATTGTATCAGGCTGATTCTATGTACCCATGCACCAGTGGGTACCCAGCACCACCCAACCACTGGTCCATGCACCATCTCCCATCCCCTTGCTCTTCAACAAGTTACCTGCGCCATCCCCTTCACCATCTTAATGAGAACGCGTCTCAATAACAACAAAAGCACCCTCGCCCTGCTCCCTTACTGAGACCGAGTCGCATTAAATCGCCCTCAAACACTGTGTCCCCCCTCCCCCAATCGCCCCCAATAGGAAGGGTATTATGTAATGAATAATGAACCTCAACACATCTCGTCCATCATCGACTCGCTCATCCTCAATGAAGAGCTTTGTGTTATGAATGAAACAACCGACCAGTGCTGCACAACATGCGGCCATCCCATCGCCCTATGCACCTGTGGCTAAACCGTCGCCTTCCGTCTTCGAGCGAACCGTGTTTGGCTCGCTTAGGCTCACCAAGCCCCCCTTCACTCTCTTCCGTATTTTCTCTATCGAACAATGTTTCTTCTATTCATCCTCAGCACGATGCAAAGGGCTGTAGAAGAGGTTTGTGCAAAAGGCCATTGTTCCACGTGGAACATCCCCTTGTAAAAACCATGTAAAAGCATTAGAATAAACATTTATTACTTGCTACATCAAAAGAAGAGAGTATTGTTTAAAGAGTAGGACAAAAGAGCCTACATACTAACTCAAACGGCAGCCCACCGACCAAAGCGGCACTTATCAAATGCAAACAACTAAACCAATAGTAATCTTCGTGGCATCCCATGAACCAGCACAAACCAAACAGGGCAACCCTTGCACCATTGTCTCACTAGTCACTAAAACAGGCCGCACCGTTAAAGAGTGGTGCAACACACCCTCCCAACTAGATAATTGGCCCCTTGGCTCACAGCATCAAGTTATCATCAAACAAGTAGACGGCTTTGATGAGATAACTAAGATTGACCCCGCCGCCGCTGATGCGCTTGCCGCCTTCCTTAATAGCTAACACTCCCAACCCCGTGCCGCTCGGGTAATAGCGGCAACTTTTAGCTATGAGCATTTTACATCATATCAAAGTCCCCCGCGATTCATGGAACATGGATCGCCCCGCCTATCAATACCGCGAACCGTCAAACCAGTGGGACAGGCTAGCAAATAACGACCTAAACCGCGAACAAACCGAAGCAGAGTTAGAACAAGATATCTGGATAAGATACGGCCTAACAGTACAAGATCTAAAAGAACTAGACGACAAAACATTTAACGACCTAATAACAGCAATATTAAACGCGCGCGAAGAAAAGACAAGAGCATACCTAGAAGAATTAAAGCATGGATTTTACCAGCCACCAGCCGACGAGCACGCACCGCCAGACTCATCAAAAGAACTTAAAAAAGTGCCGCACCTCGAAGAGCTAACACAGACCCAGTTTAATCAAAAACATAAACCATTGACCGCCGAAAATGGCCGCTTATTCATCGACTCAGAGTGGACAGAATACTTCCGAGGACTTCGCACAACAGAAGACGATCCCCGCGAATATAGACGACGCACCGGAAAGCCTCATTTATGCAACAGTATGTCAGTTTAACCGAACTTTTCTTGCAATCCACATAAGGTGCTAAAAACAAGAAATGGCCTTTTGAGACTTGTTCTCAAAAGGCCTTAATTTTCAAAATTTTCGCCTGCGGCGGGCCATGGTCCTACGGACCAACAGATTCCTAGCCAAAGTTACCCACGCCGTCGATCCACGGCGCCTCCGCCCCTGAAGGGGGAACAACTACACTTAAAACCATGCTCAACTTTTTCATAGACAACCATAATCCAGATATCGTAAATGTGCATCAAGGACCAAATCTCATTGGGACACTCAGCCCTGATTTATGTGGTTTCTTGTTCTACACTCCTACAAGTTTAGTACCGCTCTCTACCGACGAACTATTACACTTGTCGCACGAACTCAGCCTATGCAACCGCCAACAAGACGAAGCGGCTCGCCATTTCTTCAAAACCATCAACAAACCTTAATAGATGAAAACACTAGAAGACCTCAAAAAAGAAGTAATCCAGCTCACTGAAGCAATAAATAATTGCATCAAACACGAAACAAAAAAAGAACGGTCCAAATTATGGACCCCTCCAGTACATAAAGATGGCTACTACATATCAGCTGCTGGAAGTGTATACAAAACAGCCCACGGCAACGCACTAAAAGAAAAAGATGCAGGGCGTACCTTCGAAACCCGCGAAGCAGCCGAAAAAGCAGCCAAATTCTTCAAGTTCTACCAGCGCCTGTATCAACTGGCTCTTGAATGCAATAAGATACATTCAGCACATAACGTCTATAACCGGCACTATATCTACTTTAACACAAAAACCAACAAATTCGGCTGGTATAGCACTATTGACAACAACCGAACTGATGGTTTCTTCACCTCTCACGAAGCAGCCAAAGCAGCCTGCGACATCATGAACCGGGACAAGTGGGTCCTACCAACACTTTAACACTTTGAGAGATGTATGCCCTGATCAGGCAGTTCAGGCCGTAAGCACGTGGAACATCGGTCGCCCCGATCCCTTTGCACGAGCCCGGCGCCCTGACCTACTCTCAATTAATTTCACGCACAGCATGGTGCATGGCGTATAAAGCGTCAGTGGTTCAAATCCACATGTGCGACTTTCTCACACCAACCCAAATACCAACAGTGAACACAACACATAACTCAAAACTATCAGCAGTAAAAACACTCCTTCGCATTCGTGGCTATAAAGAGCTAAACGAAGATCAAATGAAGAATGTTCATGATCTTCTCGGTACCGAGCAAATCAGCGTTGTCGAAATCGTCGATCAGATCGAAAACTCACCCGCTGAACGTACCGCCCGGGCCGTCCGCAGTGTCCGCTCCAAAGCCTCCAGAATCTTCGGAGCCCTCAGCGACATCACTAACCCTACATCTGAGAAGAAATAACACTATGGAAGAAATAGGCCAGCTTATCCCACTGATCAAGTGGTGGCTTATCGTCTCTTTGACCACCTCCGTTCTCTCCATCCTCCTAGCGCTGGGAACTACTCTACTCACCATGCTAGTAGCCTTAAAATCATGAGCCGTAAACGCAAATCACCAAAAGCATTCACATGGAACCCTGAAACAGGA